GATAATGCGGCCCTGTTTGCCCGTTCGGCTGCCTCAATGCGTGAATATGGTTACAGTGCCGGTGATGTACTGAAGGTGACGGAGGCCATTTCGACAGGGCTGAAAATATCCGGTGCCAGTACGGCAGAGGCGGGCTCGGTGATCACCCAGTTCAGCCAGGCGCTGGCACAGGGTGTGTTACGGGGTGAGGAATTTAATTCGGTCAATGAAAGCGGAGACCGGATCATACGTGCACTGGCTGCGGGTATGGGCGTGGCCCGTAAAGACCTTAAGGCGATGGCGGACGACGGCAAACTGACGGCGGATAAAGTCGTTCCTGCGTTAATCAGCCAGCTGGGGGTATTGCGTGATGAATATGCCGCCATGCCGGAAACGGTCTCTGACGGGATCACAAAGGTGGAAAACGCCTTTATGGCCTGGGTGGGTGGCGCGAATGAAGCCAGCGGAGCGACGAAAACGCTCTCCGGCGTGCTGAACGGTGTTGCCGGTAATATTGATAATGTGGCAACAGCCGCGGGGGCGCTGGTTGCCGTCGGGGTGGCCCGGTACTTTGGCAATATGGCCGCAGGCGTGGGAAAGGCCACCACAGAGCTGATCGCGGCGAAGTCCGGGACGGTTGCCCTTGCAGCCGCACAGGCAGATGCGGCTGTTCAGGTGCAGCGTAAGGCGGCAGCTGACGCGCTGGCGGCAGAACGTGCCTGGCAACTGGCACAGGCTGAACTTGCACTGGCCAGAAATAGCAGTGCGGAGGCGCTGGCCACACAGAATGCCGTCGCAAAACGCCGGGCCATGATTGTGGCCAATGCCGCACTGGTACAGTCGAATCAGGCGGTGGCGGCCTCGAGGAAGGCGCTGGAGAATGCCACGTCGGTTACGGGAATGCTGAAAAGTGGCGCGGCATCCCTGCTTTCGCTTGTCGGCGGGATACCCGGTTTACTGATGCTGGGAGCCGGTGCCTGGTACACGGTGTACCAGAATCAGGAACAGGCCAGGGAGTCCGCCCGTCAGTATGCATCGACGATTGATGAAATCCGGGCAAAGGTACCGGGAATGACCCTTCCGGAACTGGCTGATAATGAGGGTAAAACTCGCGAGGCACTGGAAGAGCAGAATCGTCTGATTGCTGAGCAGGAAAGTAAAGTCCGGGGACTGAAAACACAGATTGCTGACTATCAGCGCTGGCTGCAGGAAAATCCACAGGGTGGTTCAGGTGTGGAGATTATAACCCACGGCCTTGCGGAGGCAACTGGCAAACTGGCGGTTGAACAGTCACGACTGACACAGATGCAGGAAAAGGCGAAGTCTGTACAGGAAGCTCTGGCGTCACTGGAATACAACCGTGTGGCGAGGATACGCGAGGAGGCAGCAGAGCAGAACAGAGCATACCAGGCATTGCTGCAGATGAATGTTCAGCATACGGAATTTAACCGTCTGCTGGGGCTGGGGAATGAACTGCTTCAGCAGCGGCAGGGACTGGTGAATGTGCCGTTACGGCTGCCACAGGCCACCCTGGATGATAAACAGCAGAGTGCCCTGACAAAAACAGAGCGTGAGCTGGCCCTGTCCAGACTGAAAGGGGAAGAAAAAGAGCGTGTCCGGCTGGGGTATGCGGCGGATGACCTCGGTTTTGTGGGTGATCCGTATCAGGAGGCGAGACAACGTTATATCAGTAATGCCCTGGAAGGCTGGCGCAATAACGAGGCGAATAAACCCAAATCCCGGGGTGGAAAATCAGAGACGGAAAAAGCGGAAGACAGTTTTTCCCGGCTGCTGAAGCAGCAGAAAGAGCAACTGGCACTGGTGGGGCAGAATACAGAGCTGGCGAAGCTGAAATACCAGACTGCGCAGGGCGAACTGAAAACCCTGACGGAGATGCAGAAGCAGGAGCTGCTGCGTAATGCGGCCCTGATTGACCAGCAAAAAATCCGGGAACAGTTGCGATCCCGGGAAGAGACACTGAAGAATGAGAATGCGGCTGCGCGTGCGTCGAATGATGCTGAACTGCTGGGGTACGGGCAGGGGGAACGAGCCAGAGAACGCATGCGGGAGTTGCAGCAGATCCGCGACAGCTTCCGCCAGAAGGATGCGGACCTTCAGTCTCAGTATCAGACCGGGGATATCAGTGAGGATTTTTACAGACAGGCTCTGGCGCAGAATGCACAGTATCTGAGTGAACGTCTGAAAGAGCAGGAAGCCTTTTATGCCGAATCGGATGCGCAGCGTGCGGACTGGCAGAAAGGGCTGCAGGAGGGATTCAGTAACTGGGTGGATAATGCGTCCGATTACGCCTCACAGGCAGCACAGCTTGCGACGGAGGGTATCTCAGGGATGGTGAATAACATCACGGAGATGCTGAACGGAAATAAAGTGGAATGGCGCAGCTGGGCCTCATCAGTGCTGCAGGAAATATCAAAAGTTCTTATGAATGCCGCGATTGTCAACGGAATTAAGACGGCGGCAAACGGTATGTCCGGTGCGGGAGGATTTCTCGGCAGCATTGGTGACTGGCTGGGCGGAGCGGTGGCCAATGCAAAAGGCGGCGTGTATACCTCGGCAAACCTGAGTGCGTACAGCAACAGTATTGTGGATACGCCCACGTACTTTGCCTTTGCAAAAGGGGCCGGGCTGATGGGGGAGGCCGGACCTGAAGCCATTATGCCTCTGACGCGGGCGGCGGATGGCTCGCTGGGTGTGCGCGCGGTGGGTAGTATGAACGGCAGTGCGGGTCTGGTGTATTCCCCGGTCTACCATATCGCCATTCAGAATGACGGGACTAATGGCCAGATAGGGCCGGAGGCGGCAGGCAGTCTTGTGCAGCTGATTGACCAGCGGGTGCAGGCGGTGATGCTGTCCATGCGACGTGACGGAGGAATGCTGAGTGGCTGAGATAAAAACGCTGCATCTGGTCCCGCGTGAAGGGATGCAGGTGAGTGAGAAGCCGTCGGTGGTGAGGGTGCGGTTTGGTGACGGTTATGAACAGCGCCGCCCCACAGGGCTGAATCCTCAACTGAAGACGTTTCAGGTGGTGTTCCGGGTGACGGATGAGTCAACCCGGCGCTGGCTGGATGAATTTTTATCCTGGCATGGTGGTTACCGTGCCTTTTTGTGGCGACCACCGAAACATAACCGGACGGTGAGGGTGGTGTGCCGGGAGTGGAGCGTCACGGATAACGCCAGGTACAGTGATTTCAGCTGTACGATTGAGCAGGTGGTGAACTGATGCAGGATATTCACGAAGAAAGTCTGAACGAGTCGGTTAAATCAGAGCAGTCACCGCGGGTGGTACTCTGGGAAATCGACCTGACGGTGCAGGGCGGTGAGCGGTATTTTTTCTGCAATGAGCTGAATGAAAAAAGGGAGCCGGTGACCTGGCAGGGGCGGCAATATCAGGCGTACCCGATTGAGGGCAGTGGCTTTGAGATGAACGGAAAGGGCAGCAGTGCCCGCCCGTCGCTGACGGTGTCCAATCTGTTCGGTCTTGTCACCGGGATGGCGGAGGATTTGCAGAGCCTGGTGGGTGCCACGGTGGTCCGCCGCCGGGTGTATGCGCGTTTTCTGGATGCGGTGAACTTTGTGGCAGGCAATCCGGAGGCCGACCCGGAGCAGGAGCTGACTGACCGGTGGGTGGTGGAGCAGATGTCATCGCTGACGGCCATGACGGCCTCGTTTGTGCTGGCCACACCGACCGAGACGGACGGGGCGCTGTTTCCCGGTCGCATCATGCTGGCGAACACCTGTATGTGGACCTACCGCTCTGATGAGTGTGGTTACACGGGCGGGGCTGTGGCGGATGAGTTCGATAAACCCACCACCGATATCCGTAAGGACAGATGCAGCAAGTGCATGCGCGGGTGTGAGATGCGCGGCATGGTGGCTAATTTTGGCGGTTTCCTTTCCATTAATAAACTTTCGCAGTAAATCCCGGTTTATGACACAGACTGAATCAGCGATTCTGGCGCATGCCCGGCGGTGTGTGCCTGCGGAGTCGTGCGGCTTCGTGGTGAGAACGCCGGAGGGGGAGCGGTATATCCCTTGTGTGAATATCTCTGCAGA